ATTATTCCATCGTTTGTGGCCGGAAATAAAACTTTGTTCGATATGGTACAAGATACCTTGGATATGACGCTTCAAAACAGAAAAGAGATGTTCGTAATGTATGATGACTTCGGAAGAATCAATCTGAAAAACATATCGTCTATGATTGTGGATATTTTGATTGATGAAGAAACGGGCGAAAATTTTGATTATGCATCCAGTATCAATGAACAAACGTATAACAAAATTAAGTTGATTTTTGACAATGAAGATACCGGAAGAAGGGACGTTTTCATTGCGCAGCATTCGGAAAATATCAATGCATGGGGTGTTCTTCAATTCTTTGACTCTCTGCAAAAGGGAGAAAATGGCCAAGTGAAAGCGGATACGCTGTTACAGCTATATAACCAAAAATCAAGAAGATTGTCTATCAAAAATGCCTTTGGTGATGTTCGTGTCAGAGCCGGAAGCATGGTGGCCGTGCAGTTGAATCTTGGTGATATAAAGGCGAATAGTCTGATGCTGGTTGAAAAATGCAAGCACACGTTTGGTGAAGGTACACATTTCATGGATTTGACACTACGAGGAGGGGGTGAATATCTTGCTTGATTTAAATGATTTACTTGCGGCTATAAAAAAGGCTGCCGTGGAGGCTGTGGAAGCGGGGAATCCGACTGCATTGGTCTATGGCCGGGTGATAAGCACTTCACCTTTGAAAATCAACATAGAACAAAAAATGACGCTGACCTCTGCGCAATTGGTACTGGCAAGAAATGTTACTGATTTTACAGTTGATATGACGGTTGCGCATGAAACTGATTCCGCGTTGAACATCAATACGAGACATACGCATCCCTACAGCGGAAATACCAATATTTATAGCGGTAACACAGAGAAAAGCGGACTTGTTGATATTCATGACCACGAATATTCACACATGCATTCCTATGGCGGGACAACGAACGAGAGCAATTCATATCATGAACTAAATCATAGGCATGAATATGCAGGGCGAAAACAGTTCACGGTCCATAATGCTTTGGCGGTTGGTGAAGAAGTGGTGATGATACGAATGCAGGGCGGACAGAAATTTTTGGTAATGGATAGGGTGGTGGGTGTGTGATTCCATCTACGATAAATCAGCTTTTAAACAGGGATATAGAATTTCAAGAGCAGCCGAATAGAAATTATAAGATGCACTTTGAGGATAAATCGGTCAGCGGCTATCGGGATAGTATTGAGACCATGCGCCAAGTGGTTTTTAAAATCCTAAATACAGAACGGTATCAGTATGTTATATATTCGTGGAATTATGGAATTGAATTATTAGACTTATTCGGTGAACCAGTGTCTTTTGTGTGTCCTGAACTGGAAAGAAGAATCACGGAAGCACTCATTCAGGATGACCGAGTGGAGTCAGTAGATTCGTTTGTTTTCAATTTTCCACAGAAAAGAACAGTTCTTGTCACTTTCACAGTCCACACAACTTTTGGTGACATAGACACAGAAAGGGCGGTGAAATATTGATGTTTGAAAATGTGACTTATGAAGATATTCTTCAACGAATGTTGGACAGAGTGCCTTCGAATATGGACAAGCGCGAAGGTGCTATTATTTTTGATGCTCTCGCCCCGGCGGCGGTCGAATTACAGATTATGTACATTGAATTGGATGTGATTTTGAAAGAGACTTTTGGTGATACGGCTTCAAGGGAATATCTTATCAGAAGAGCAGCAGAGCGGGGAATTATTCCACTGCCTGCAACATACGCCATTTTAAAAGGCGAATTTAATATGAATGTTCCTATTGGGGCGAGGTTTAGCGGTTCGGATTTGAATTATGTCGNGATTGAGCAAATTGCAGATGGCGAATTTCAATTGCGATGCGAAACCATTGGCAGAGAGGGCAACAGGTATTTCGGCGATTTGATACCAATTGATTTCATTCAGGGACTTGAATCCGCACGGCTCACAGAATTATTGATTCCCGGTGAAGATGAAGAAGACACGGAATTGTTTAGACACAGATACTTCGATTCTTTTGACGCAAAGGCATTTGGTGGCAATGTTGCGGATTACTTACAAAAAACAAATTCGATTCCCGGTGTTGGGGCAACAAAGGTTACGCCTGTTTGGAATGGCGGCGGCACTGTGAAGCTAACAATTTTGGATTCTGAATTTAATCAAGCAACGCCAACTTTGATTGAGTCGGTGCAAGAGTCTATAGACCCGACACGGGATGAGAGCGGGATTGGCATTGCGCCAATCGGTCATGTTGTGACCGTTGAAACAGTGGAGGAAATTGAAGTTAATATTTTGACTTCAATACTGTTTGAAGAAGGATATTCTTTCAATGCGAAAAGGCAGGAAATCATTGATGTAATTGAAGATTATCTTCTGGGGATAAGAAAGACATGGGCAAGTTATGACCATTCAGTTGTTCGAATTGCGCAGATTGAAACCAATATTATGGGACTCGATGGTGTCATTGACATTACAGGTACCCGAATAAACGGCACCTCAAGCAATCTAATACTTTCAAAACACCAGATTCCGGTTTTGGGGGTGGTGCTTAATGAATAGGCAGGCTGACTTACTGACGTTGTTGCCGCCTTTCGTTCAAGAATACAGAGAAATTAGGCACATCATGGCGGCCGAACTTCCTGAAATCCAAGCATTAGGGAATGAGACGGAAATCCTAAAAAGCAATCAATTTATTTTGACTTGTGATTTGATAGGAATCGCGCGATTTGAAAAATTGTTGGAAATTACGCCGAATCAGGATGACAATCTGGAATCCAGAATTTCAAGAGTTTTGATACGCTGGAATGACTCATTTCCGTATACATATAGGGGTTTGATAAAAAAATTAACCGTTTTGTGCGGAGAGGGGAACTTCATGCTGATTCCAAATTTCAATCAATATGAACTGGAATTGGTTGTTTCCCTTCCGCTTAGTGGACAAACGGAAGAACTTGATTTTATGCTTTCGTATATGATTCCGGCAAATATCAGGATGACTTCAACAAACTTGATTCAGCGCACCCTCGAAGGAACGGCTTATTTAGGCGGTGTAACAGTCAAAACAAGTTACTTTACCATATTGTCCAGAACGAGCAAAGAGCGCATTGTAAGTGGCAATATGAACACAGCAGGGGGTATTGTGACAATGATTGAAAGAACAATAAATTGAAAGGTGGTTATGCAATGCAAAATTTAGTAATTACAAACAAAGGTCAAGAGCTGATGGCAAAAATGCTTGCGGGAACTTCAACCGCGACATTTACTAAAATAGCAACATCTGACTTCGATTATTCGGGGGAGAACTTAGAAGAGTTGATTCAGATGTATAGCATCAGACAGGAAGCACTTGTTTCCGGTGTGACGCGAACTAACTTAACGCTGATTGAGGTACTTGCTGCGGTTGAGAACAGCACGCTAACAGAAGGATACCATATCAGAGGACTTGGGCTTTATGCTATGGATTCAGACGGTAATGAGATTCTTTATGGGGTCAGTATAGAAACGCAGAACCCAGACTTTATGCCTGCCTTTGCGGGGCAGACGGTTTCGGGCGTTTCCTATCGACTGAATACAATAGTTGATAATTCTGCGCAAGTGCTTTTGAAAATCAATCCTGCTGCTGTTCCCACAATGGCGCAGGTTAATGCAATTCAAGTTGAAATAAATACACATGTTTCGCAGTCTGTTTATAGTGAATCAGGTGTCCACGGCCTTAGGATATTTGGTGATATTTTGCAGTCTTGGAATCCTGAAAGTGAGAGCTGGGTTGATGTTGAATCGGAGGAAGTGCTCGAAGCTGTGACGGCAATCGCTTCAAAAATTGGAAACCCATCAGACAGCGGGAGCGATACCATATTTGGCAAGCTGAACAGTGGAGAAACGAGATACATCTTCTCAGATACACCGCAGATTTCATTTATGGATATTTCCATCTTAGAACAGCAGCCCTCCGCCATAAGGTGGGATAATCCCGTGATAGTAACAACCTTTGTCCCTGAAAAAAGTGGGAGTGTGCATATCCATTGGATAATGACGGTGCAAGGTTCTAATTCCGGTTGGACATCCTATTTGCGCGCAACAAGCCACGTCAGCCAGGCAGTATGGGATGCGCCTGATTTCAGCTATGCCAACAACGTTAATGGGATTTCCAATGCAACGGGAACCGAGCCGACATTGTTGTTTCAGGCCGCTACCACAGGGTTTGCCAAGACAACAGGAACTGTTGATACTGTTTTGCAAGTAGCAAAGGGTGTTCCCATTTTATTTTATATGCAGTTTCATACACAAATGTCTTATATAAATGTTGACGAATTCACAATCAGTTATGACGAGATAGAAGGATAAGAGAGGGGCGTATCTATGTTAGTACGATTCAATAAAAATAGACGTGTAGAATGGACAAACCATTATATCACAGCAGAAAAAGCAAAAAGCCGAATCAACGACTATACCATATGGCTGGAAAGTGAGTATCTGCCTACCCCTGATGACAGAAATGGTTATCAGGCGTATCTTGTAATTTCGCAGAACAATGAACTTTTCTATGAATACGAACCTGCGCCGGCAGAAAACAATTACAGCGATGTTCAAACACTAATGCAAGCCATTGCTGATTTGGAATTGATTATATTAGAAGGGGGAAATGAGCATGTTTGAGACCTTGAAAGAAAGATATGAAAAAGGGTTTATCCGCAAAGACCAACTAACCAAATATGTCAAGTTAGGGCGCATTACAGCCAAAGAGTACAAAGAGATTGTGGGCGAAGCATACGAGTAAGTAACGCAGCTAATTAAAGGGGTGATAACATGACATGGGAAACATTTGTAGTATGTTTGGGTGTGTGCGGTACAGTCTTTGGAATATATAATATCGTACAAAGCCGCAAGCGTACACAGGAACGGGATAGCCTAGATGATGGGCGTGAGAGCGGTAGAGTTTTAACTGAAATAGAGTACATAAAAGAAGGCATCAATGACCTGCGGCGCAAATTTGAACAGTACGAGGGGCGACACAATGAGCAGTATGTTGAGGTAGTCGAACGCCTTACTGCGGTTGAAAAGTCTACAAAGCAAGCGCATCTTCGAATTGACCGGGGAGAAATCGGGGAGGGGAGATAATGGCACGTAGGAGGAAGGACAAGAGCAGCGGAAAATTCAGCAAAAGAATTGTAACGGTGGTCATTATACTTAACATCCTGTTTACCATTGCTGTGTTTACGGCTTTCTGGCATACAGGAAACGAGCCAACGGCGCTGGTCGTGGCTTGGTTTGCGTTTACGACTGGCGAATTATCCATCTTGGGAATGATAAAGAAGAAAAGCGAGAAAGATGAATGAGGAGGAAAGTTCAATTTTAAGTGCGTTTAAGACTGCCTAAGACTGCCTAAGACGGTTTAAGACAAATATTAAACTATTGACATCGTTTTTTCGGTGACGTATAATGAGCATGTAAAAAGGAGTGCGCGAACACTCCTCTGGCACAACCACGCTATGGGTGGTTTGGCTAGGTTGTTTACAAAAATAGACCTTGCCTATTGCGTATTGGGGGTCTATTTTTTATACTTAAAATTAAGTATGTGAATGACTAGCAGTGAAAAAGTTATCATTAAAGACAACGATTCAAATGTAGACATCGGCATCACCTCCTTTAGGAAAGTGAGCCAAACCACCCATATGCAATTATGCCAACATGAGTATAACAATATATTACAAAATCCGCAACCTGTGAAGGGTTGCTTTTTTCATGTAGAAAAGGAGTGATATGATGACATTTTTAATAGAGAACTGGTATTTATTTATCGGTATTATTGCGGTTGCGGTATTTATCGGGTTTGTCATCGGGAGGTTTTTAAAACTGCCGAAGGCAACGCAGATAGCCACGGTAAAAGAATGGCTTTTGTATGCCTGCATTGAAGCGGAAAAGCAGTTTGCAAGCGGTACGGGGCAGATTAAGTTAAGATGGGTATTTGACAAGTTCGTCGGGCGGTTTCCCGTTATTGCACAGGTGATTTCATTTGATACGTTTACGTTATGGGTAGATGGGGCGTTGTTGGAGATGAAAGGAATGCTGACGATGAATAAAGCAGTGCGGGAATTGGTGGAAGGGGGCGGGAAATAAAGTTTGAAATACCTCTTGACTAGTGATATCGTATATGATATTATATATACATACAAAGGAGGTGCGGACAGTGAATGTTGAGTTGAGAAAACAGCCTGAAAAATATCTTAGAAAAACGGATACCAACACATACAGAAAGCTAATGAACGCAATAGACGGACTAAGAAATTTAGAGGGCGACATCGTAAAACTCAAAGGCACTGAAAAGTACCGGCTTAAAATTTATCATTATAGAATAATATTTTCATATAATAGCGGGGAAGATACGATAACAGTTGAAGAAATTGGCTCACGTGGCGATATCTACTAGGAGGGTGATGACATGAATAAAAGTGAATTTGAGCTAAGACTGTCAAGGATTCAGGAAGTCGAAGCCGATGATCTAGATTTGGAACTGATAGAATCGGCAGAGAGTGACACCGGCACAATATCTTTTGAGCAGTTGAAAGAGGATATTGAATACAGCGGTAAGATATCTTTGAGAGTTCCAAAGTCTTTACACAAGGAACTAGTCGAAAGGGCAAAGTGTGAAGGTGTTTCGCTGAATCAGTATGCACTGTTTAAACTAAGCAAAGTATGATACAAGAAGCCAACTCTTAGGGGTTGGTTTTTTATTGGAAAAAATTGAAAATACCTCTTGACTTTTGCTAGCAACAATGATATATAAATTAGAACATTGGATATTGAGGGAAGAATTTATTTTGTGGCGAGTGATATGGCTAAAGCGTTGGGATATAAGAATGTTAATGATGCAATCTCGCGACATTGTAAGGGGGTCGTGAAACACGATACCCTTACAAATGGCGGAAATCAGGAGATGAACATCATTCCAGAAGGCGACATGTATCGGTTAGTAGCGAATTCAAAACTTGCCAAGGCACAAGAGTTTGAAAGCTGGGTATTCGATGAAGTCCTCCCCTCCATCCGTAAGCACGGTGCATATATGACATCTGACAAACTGGAAGAGATGTTGTCAAATCCAGATACATTCATCAAATTGCTTACAGACTTAAAAACTGAAAGAGAGAAGAGAACCGCTATTGAACTGGAGAACAAGAAGAAAGACCAGATTATAGGAGAATTGAAGCCGAAGGCGGATTACACCGACAGGATTCTACAGAGTAAAAGCCTTGTAAATGCAAATCAGATTGCCAAAGATTATGGCATGAGTGCCAGAAGTTTTAATAAAATCCTGTTTGATTTGGGCGTACAGTACAAACAGGGCGGTCAGTGGCTGTTATATAAGCCACATCAGAAGAAAGGCTACACAAGCTCGGAAACATTTGAATTTGAACGCAAGGACGGAATGCAAGATGTGAATATGCGTACCAAATGGACGCAAAAAGGCAGATTGTTCTTGTATGAATTGCTCAAGAAGAATGGCATTCTTCCGTCAATAGAGCAAGAAGAAAAAACAGCATAACATTTTAGGCCACCTGTAACAGGGTGGCTATTTTATTGAAAGGAATGGTGAAAAGATGAAAAAAACGAATATTGGGCTGGTGGCGTTTGCCCGTTCCAAAATCGGAACGGCGTATGTATATGGCATGAAAGGCACGGTGATGACCCAAGCGAACTATGATTTTTTAAAGCGTACATATCCGAAGTTTGTACCAAACAGCGACGAAGGCAAGGTTGGGAAGGTATGTGTTGACTGTTCGGGTTTGATTTCTTGGTACACGGGAAAGGTCAAGAATTCCGCAGGGTTTAAGGCGGAGGGCAACGCGCAGCCGATTAGCACGGTTGCAAAAGCCCCAGTGGGTGCTGCAGTATGGCGAAGCGGGCATATCGGCATTTACGCCGGCAACGGGGAAGTTATCGAAGCGATGAACAGCGCAAGGGGAACGGTGAAAACAAAGGTGAAGGACAGAGATTTTACACATTGGTTTTTACTACGGGACGTTGAGTATGTGGAGGAGGAAGAGGATGAGATGGTAGAGAAGATAGAGATTATTGTAGATGGGAAGAAGTTGCATGTTGAGGGTATCCGCAAGGATGGATTTGTGTTTGCCAAGATTCGGGATATTGGAAATGCGACAGGGATGAAGGTGTCGAATCAGGGGAAAACGCCTGTGTTGACGACGAAATAA